AATCAAACGACAAATGTTTCTCATTCTACAACAAAGAAACAAGTTCAAACGAACAAATCCCTTTACCTTTTAAATTCTTAGTTCTTGACGAAATGCATTGCATTAAAGGTTGGAACGATGCAACACAATCGGCTATCTTTTCAAATGAAGTAAAGTATATTTCGAAAGAAGTAATGACTGTTAAACCTTATAAAGGAAATGAAATTGCAAAAGGACTTTACAAAGACATTAAAGAAAAAGTTGTAGCGTGTGGCGGTCACTATGTGAAATCAGTTTACATTATGTTAGAGGATGGAACATTAGCTAATATACAACTAAAAGGTTCAAGCGTTCAAGCGTGGGGCGAATTTACGCAAAAAACACGTTCACGTTTATCTGATGAGTGGGTTGAAGTGAAATCGGCTAAAGATGGTAAAAAGGGAGCAGTTAAATACTCAATGCCTGAGTTTACATTTTTACGTTCAATTAATGACGATGAGGGAGAACAAGCAGACGAAGTGTTTAATGTTCTTGAATCCTATCTTAAAACATACTTAGCGAAAGCAGAGCCTATTATTGAAGATGAGATTGAAGATGAGCAACCGAAAGACGATTTAGAATTTTAATAACACAAAACTAAATTTAAAAGCTACTATTAATATAGTAGCTTTTTTTATTTAATAGATAACATTTAAGTAAACATTTAAACGTTTCCCTATACTCTTATAGTAAAGCGTTTTTTATTTTAATAGGGGTGTCCCTAAAACAAAAAAAAATGTTTGCTATGTTGACTTTTTAAAATTTATTTTAATTTATTGTTGTTATATTAAAATATATTTATATATTTGCATTTGTAGATGCTCAACCTACATCGAAAGTTTAACGTTATATTTTAACGTAACCGAGAAACCCATTAAAGAGTTGAGCCTTTAGTGGGTTTTCTCTTTTTATCAATTATGAATGAAATATTAGTATCTGTTTTTAAAGACTTATTTAAGTCTAAAGACGTGCCTTATATTGTTACCCTTGAAAAAATATTGGAACGTATAAGAGTAGGAAAATCAAAAGAACTTGTAGAACTTATAAGAAAACAACCAACTAAAAAAGAGGCGGATTTAATAAAACAAAAACTACCTTGCATTTTATTTGGTGGGGAGTTTTCGGAACGTTCCAAAAATGGTTTAATTAATCATAGCGGATTAATGGTTGTTGATTTTGATAAATACCCAAGTAGCGACGCAATGTATGACCACTTGCACGAACTAAAAAGAAACAAGTACTTTGTTACTCTTTTTATTAGTCCATCTGGCAACGGAATAAAAGGCGTGGTTCATATTCCAAAATGCGATAAAATAGAACACGAAAAGTATTTTAAAGAATTTCATAAAATACACCATTATGATTATTTTGATATTGCTAATTGTAATGTTGATAGGGTATGTTATGAGAGTTACGACCCTGATATTTATATAAATTATGATGCTGAGTTATTTTTTCCTGCAATAATAGACGAGGGTTATTCAGTATCTGAAAAAGTGCCTTTAATTCCAATAACAAACGAAGACCATATTATTGAAAGAATAATGAAGTTTGATTGGAAAAAGGATTTTATAGAGGGTGAGCGTAATGCATTTGTTTTTGATTTAGCTGGTGCTTTTTGTGAGTATGGTGTTTCGGAACATACTGCATTGAATTATATTTTAAATAATGTAGTAATAGGGGATTTTTCAGAAACAGAGGCAAAGACTACAATTAAATCCGCTTACAAAAGACGTTCTTTTAATTCTAAATTCTTTGAAGATTATAATAAAATTGATAATATAAGAAACGATTTTAAAAAAGGTAAAGACGCTATTTTAAAAAAATACAACATTGAGGAGGATGTTTACAACGAATTAAAGGAAGTAGTAGAACACGAAGACTTTTGGTTTTTCAGCGAAAAGGAAAAAGTAATAATTGACACTTTAAAATATAAATTGTTTTTAGAGCGTAACGGATTTAAAAAATACTTTCCAAACGATACGCAAAAACCAACTTGGGTTTCAATTAATTCAAATAAAATTAGTGAAACATCAGTTGAGAAAATAAAAGATTTTGTTTTAAATTATCTTTTAGAACGTGGCGAAATTGAAGTTTGGAACTATTGCGCAAAGTATCAAAATTTATTTAGTGAAAACTTTCTTTTAATGCTTGAAAGCGTTGAACTTCTTTTACTTAAAGATACCAAAACAAAATCTTTTATCGCTTTTAAAAATGGAATATTAGAAGTTACAAAAAATGAGGTTAACATCGTTGACTACATTGATATTAATGGTTACATTTTTGAAAGTCAAATTATACAAAGAGATTTTATTCAATTAGAAAGTTTTGAAAATGAGTATAAAGTTTTTATAAGTAATATTTCAGCAAACGAACCAATTGCAATTGAATGTACTATTGGTTACTTATTGTCGACTTATAAAAATAAAATGAATAATAAGGCTATTATTCTAAATGATGAGGTTATAAGTGAAAATCCTGAGGGTGGAACTGGAAAAGGTTTGTTTGTACAAGGTTTAAGACAAATAAGAAATGTTTCTATTTTAGACGGTAAAACGTTTGACGATAAAAAATCATTCCCATATCAAACAGTTAGTCCAGAAACACAAGTATTGGTTTTTGATGACGTTAAAAAGAATTTTGACTTTGAAAGTAAGTTTAGTTTAGTTACTGAGGGAATGACTTTAGAGCGAAAGAATAAAGATGCTATCAAGTTAAAAGTTGAGGATAGTCCCAAGATGGTAATATCTACTAATTACGCAATTCGTGGTGAGGGTAACTCCCACGACAGACGAAGACACGAATTAGAAATTGCACAATATTATGGGAAACGTTTAACGCCTTACGATGAGTTTCAAAAGCAATTGTTTGACGACTGGGATTTAAAAGAATTTAATAAGTTCGATAATTATATGGTTTATTGTTTACAATCTTATTTAAAAAATGGATTGATACAACAAAACGCTAAGAATATTAAAATGCGTAAATTTATAGCTGAAACTTGTATTGAGTTTTATGAATGGATTTCAGATACTCAAAACGTACCTTTGAATATTAGAAACGATAAAAGCCAATATTTTAATGCTTTTACTAATGAGTATAAAGATTTTCAAAAATGGTTAACACGTAAGAAATTTAATATTTGGATACAAAAATATTGTAGCTTTGTTGATTTTGAATACTTAAGCGGAAACTCTAATGGATTGCAATGGTTTACAATTAAAACCGATGACAATTTAATTGTTGAGGATAATGACGATATAGACTTCTAATTATGAAAAAAGAATTAAGAGATTATCAAAAAAGAATATCTACGGATGCTTCAGAAATATTAATCAATAAAAAGTTAGTATGTATTTTTGCAATGGTTCGAACGGGTAAAACACTTATGGCATTAGAAACTTGTAAAAAAGTAAATGCTAAACGAGTTTTATTTATCACTAAAATAAAAGCGTTTACAAGTATTGAACAAGACTATTGGGATTTCGGTTATGTAGATAAATTTGACTTAGTAATTATCAATCGTGAGAGTTTACATAAGATTGAAACCAACGATTTCGATGTTGTTATTATAGATGAGGTTCACGGATATACTTCTTATCCAAAACCATCAAAATATTACAAAGATGTAAAGGATAGATTCGGAGATATACCAATGATTATGTTAAGCGGAACTCCAACGCCTGAGAGTTACTCTCAATATTATCATTTGTTTACACTTTCAAATCATAGTCCATTTAAGCAATATACTAATTTTTATAAGTGGGCGAATGAATATGTAAATATTAAACTTAAGTACTTAGGTTACGCACAAGTTAAAGACTATTCTGACGCACGTAAAAAAGAATTTTGGCATCACATACGTTATCATATTTTAACTTTTACGCAAGAACAAGCAAATTTTACAACCAATGTGAAAGAGATAATTTTAGAGGTAGAAATGAAGCCTATAACTTATAAAATTATAGATAAACTTCATAAAGAGTTAGTAGTAAAATCTTCTGATAATAAATTAATTTTAGCAGATACTGGCGTAAAATTACAAACCAAACATTTACAATTATGCTCAGGAACTATTAAATTTGAATGCGGTGAAACTCGTGTTATTGACGACACAAAAGCGTGTTTTATAAAACACAAATTTCAAGGTAAAAAAATAGGTATTTTTTACAAATTTAAAGAGGAATTGCAAATGCTGAAAGATGTATTTGGCAATGAATTAACAACAGATTTAAACGAGTTCGATACAACCGATAAAAATATAGCTTTGCAATTTCAAAGCGGACGTGAAGGAATATCTTTGAAAAATGCAGATTTTTTAGTAGCTTTGAATATTGATTTCAGCGCAGTTACTTATTTTCAATTCAAAGACAGAATGACCACATTAGACAGAAAAGAAAATACTTTGTATTGGATATTCTCAAAAAATGGAATAGAAACTAAAGTTTATAAAGCAGTAATGAATAAAAAATCGTACACTAATGACACTTTTAAAAAAGACTACAATTTCGGAGCAAAAAATACAATCGAAAATAATAGCCAAACTTCAAAAAGACAATTGGCTTTGCGTAAAACTAATTAAAACAAACTGGAATGGAATTCCTGATCTATTATGCTTACGTCAAGGAATTACAATGTTTGTAGAAGTTAAACGTGAAAGTGGTAAGCTATCAGATTTACAAAAAGTAAGAGTTAATCAACTAAAAGAACAAGGATTTGAAGTAAAAGTATGGACTGATTATAATACTGATTTTATATGGAAACAATAAATATAAACGGTTTTAAATTAAACCTTAACTTTGATAATCAAATATCAAAGAACGGAAAAGAAATTCGATTAAGTGGAATTGCTAAGAATTGTAAAATGCCTGAGAAATGGATAAACAAAGTATTTAAAAATCACTGGATTTATACTTTTCGTTATGTTGGTACTGATAAATTTGTTAGTTTTGAATTTGACTATTACGATAAGTTTATAGGTATAGTCAATTAAAAATAAACAAGCCTACATCGATAAAAATTACGAAAAAGCTAAGGAGTTGGAGAAAGAATTGGATTATATAAATTATGGAATTAAAAAATAGGAAATATGAAATTATATAAATACACAAATAAAATAGACGATTTCAATATAAGAGAAATTATAGCTTATTTTGATAACGAAATAGAAATGGAAGAATATTGCAGAAAACGTATGATAGATACTTCTTGGAACAATTACGAAGATGGTAAAATTGAAGAAGTGGAAATAAAAAAAGGGGTTGTTTTAGAAAATTGTTACACGGATTAGTTTTATATCAAAATAATTTTGTAAGTTTGTGGTTATGGCATACTCAGTAGAAGAAATAAACGAAGTATTTAATAAAATCTTAATAGAGATTGAAAACGGACGTGCTTTAAGAAAGATACTTAAAGATGACGAAGATATGCCAAGTACTCAGACTTTTTATAAGTGGATTGATGAGGATGTAGATAAATCAAAACAATACGCGCGCGCATGCGAAGTCAGAGCAGATGCAATATTTGATGATATAATTGAAATAGCGGATGATAGTTCAGGGGATAAAATAATCACCGATAATGGTGAAATAATAAACTCTGAATTTGTAGCACGTTCAAGAATTAAAATTGATGCTAGAAAATGGATAGCATCAAAATTAAACCCAAAAAAGTATGGTGATAAATTGGATGTTACATCTGATAATAAACCAATAGCACAACAACCTCCAATATTCGGAAGCAATCCACTAGAAAATATTTAATGAATGATTTTAAATATAAACCTACAACGGCATTTTGGAAAATTAAAAACCTTATAGAAAAAGGTTTACCACAGTTTAAAGATAACCAACAAAAGGTATTTGTTATTCAAGGAGGTCAAGGAGCTGGTAAAACTATTTCTATACTTCAAATTATTATTGACTACGTTGAAAGAAATAAATCAGAAATAACTATTTGTTCAGCTGAACTTTCAAAGTTAAAAGATACTGCTTTAAATGATTTTATAAAAATACTTCAAGATTATAATTTATTTAATGATAAACGTTATAATAAGTCTGAAACCCTTTATACTTATTCCTCTGGGCACTTTGTAGAGTTCTTAGGATTAGATAAAAAAGATGTTGGAAAAGGACGTAGAAGAAAAATAGTTTATATAAATGAAGCTAATAAAACCACATTACAACAATATACAGACATAACGGCAAGAGCGGATTTAGTTATTATTGATTACAACCCTGACGGATATTTTTATGGTCACGATCTAATAACTGATTTTAATTTTATAAATCTTACTTATTTAGATAATGAATATTTATCAAAAAATGAGGTTAGGAATATATTAGCTTATTACGACAAAGGTTATTTATCTGATGGAAATATTAAAAATCAATTTTGGGCTAATAAATGGCGTGTTTATGGTTTAGGTGAAGTTGGAAGTGTAGAGGGTAGGGTTTTCTTAGATTGGACACGCAACACATACCAAGATTTTATTAAGTTACCATTAAAATCATTCTTTGGTGTTGATTGGGGTAAAAATCATAAATTCGGAATAGTTGAGTTAAAATACGATAGATACACAAATACGTTATATTGCCATCAACGTAACTACTTTTCAGAAAATGAACTATTAGCAAAGTTAGAACCGATTGAATTAGCAAATATAAATAATGAGGGCGGTATAATTATCCACACATTTAAAAAGTTAGGTATTCCATACGATGCTGATATAGTTTGCGATAGTGCCGTTCCTGACAATATTCTACTTTTGCGTGATTATGGTTGGGAGTATGCTATTGGAATTGACAAACCTAAAGGTTCAGTTATGGCTGGTATAACATTACTACAATCAACAAATGTTGTTTATACCGATGTTTCTGATGGTATTGATTTGGAGTTTAAAAACTACTCTTACGCTAATGATAGGTTAGGAGTTGTTGATGATGAGGTTATAAAAGCGTTTGATGATATTATTGACCCAATTAGATACGGACGTAGATATATTGAAAATAATTAACTATTTTTATCGTATGTAAATAATTATTTATATATTTGTCACAATTAACCGATGTGAAGCTACATCGAACTATTACAAATGAACGTAAACACTAATTTAATATTAAAGTCTTAATCGATTATTTCGGTTAGGACTTTTTTTCTTTTATATGGGATTTAATTTTAACATTGGTTACAATAGCGGTTCGTTGCCTAATTACGTTGATCGTGATAGTGCTGGTAATTGGTTTTACTCTATTTTAGATGCATTTGGTGGTGGTAAGAAAAAAGGATTTAAAAATGAAAGCCATAAGTTAGAAATAATTTTAAGTAACCCAGCTATTTTAAAAGTGTTTTGTTTTTTAGCGGATACTTATAGCCAAGTTAAGATTGATAAATATAATAATGATAAATTAGTTGAAAAGGATTTTTTATATACTTATAAGAAAACCCCTAATGATTGGCAGACGTGGACTGATTTATTTTGGGAGCATAGATTTTGGTTAGCTGGTGGAAACGCTTATTTGTATGTTGAAGCTAATACGTGGTATTATTTACGTCCACAAGGGTTAGATTTTACAGATGCGCAAAAAAAAGCATTCAGTCAAATATCATTTGCAAGTAAGTATAAAAAAGATATTACTAATCAAACGTTTAAGTATAAAAACGAAAACAATGTAGTTCAAGTTCTTAAATTTTCAAACCTACACGTATTTACCGATATGTCAGGTGGTGTTAGTGGTAATTGGTTGAAAGGTAATAGTAGAATGGATGCTTTGTATCAAATTGCTATTAACTCTCAATATGCTTTACAATCTAAAGGTACAAACTTAAAATACACTGAAAAGTTTTTAGTTAGCGGTCAACACGATGCGAAAGATACAACAAGTCGACCGATGGCAGAAACTGAAAAAGATAGCATTGAGCAATCACTTGAAAATGGGCGTAAAGTAAACGCTACTAAGTCAAAAGTTGATATGCAACAAATGGTATCAAATTTAGCACAATTGCAATTAGATGAAGCCTACGAAAGCGATTTGATTAAAGTAGCTAATATGTACGGAATACCTAAAGATGTAATTGATATTTTAGCTAAAGGTAGTACATATGAAAACCAAGAGAAAAGTTTAGGTAAGTTTATAAATTATAATGAAATGCCTAAAGTTCAACAAATGACCGATACATACGAGGTTATTTTAGATGAGCAAGATTTAAGAGGTTCTTTTAAACATTTACCATTTAACTCAGTGTTTGAAGTTGATAAAATAAACAATCGTAAAGTTGAATTAGAGAGTTTGAAAATTGCGCAAGAGTTAGGAGTTGAAAAGAGTATTATTGACGCTAAATTAAAACAAATTTATGAGTACTAAATTGACACCAAAGGAAATTGAAGAGCAACTTAAAAAAGATGCTACTGATAAAATGAATAAGAAGTTAAAAGCTATTAAGGATAAAAAAGAAGTTAAGAAATGATAAAATCACACTATTTTAGCGATAAAACTTTTTCTACTAAAGAAGAACTTTTTAAAGAATTAAGAGATAATAAAGACTTTCTTATTGAAAGTAAAAAATCACTTATTCAAAAATCTTGTGATAAAGGTATTTCTGTTACTTGCAAGTCCTTAGACTTATTAAAGTTTTCAGACCAACTAAAAGGAATTAAAATAGATGATAATTTCTATTACATTGCAGTTAATTCAACACGTATTTTAGACAGCCACGACGATTTACATTTAGATGGTATTTGGAAAAAATCAATTTCAGAGCAACAAGGTAAAAACTATTTAATTTTAGACCACGACTTAGAAGTTAAATCTGTTGTGGTCCGCAAAGAACACATTGAAATATTCACTGCTAAAGTTCCATTTTCGTTAATTGGTAAACCATACGAGGGAGATACAGAAGTTTTAATTTATAAAGTAGCAAAAGACAAAATAAAAGATGAAGTTGTTAAGGAATGGTTAGATAGTGGAGATGCAATCGAGGGAAGCGTAAGAATGCAGTATGTTACTATTTTATTAGCGATGGATAGTAATGCTCCAGAAGATGAAACCGAGAAAAAAAACTATGACGATTATTTACAATACATAGCTAATAAATCAGATTTTGAATACATTTATTACTATTTCATCATTAAAGAGGCAAAGAACGTAAAAGAGGCTAGTTTAGTTGTGTTTGGAAGTAATTCCGCAACTGGATTAGTAAATAATAAACAAGCCGAGCAATCACTTGAGAATAAAGAAGAGCCGACAGAAGTCACTCAGACAGAAAAAAGAAAACTAAGTATAATTTAAACACAAAAAACTATGTTTGTTTACAAAAAAACAGAAGAATTGGAAAAACTAACTGCTAATGAGTTAGACCAATACAAAACAGAAATGAAAGCGCACGAAGATGCACTTTTAAAAACTTCTATTTCGGAAGAAGTGAAAGCGGAAATGAAAAAAGCACAAGAACAACTTGATGCACAAATCCAAAAAACAAAAGACGGAATCGCTGATGAGGTTGCAAAACAACTTTTAGATGCTAATAAATCTAATGGTAACGAAAACGTTAAAACTTTAGTTCAAGAAATTGCTGAAAACAAAGAAGCTATTAAAGCGATTGCAAACGGTGATAAAAAGACAGAAGTTGAAATTAAAGCGTTATCTAATAGAGCGTCTATTGCTAATAACACAGATGCTATTAGATTGAATGATATCGGTCAATTAGGAGTAAAAAGACGTGCTTTGTATGACTTTTTCCCAAAAGTACAAGTAGGTAATGGTAACCACAACGGTACAATTGCTTATATTGACTGGGATGAAGATACAACAGTTAGAGCGGCTGCAATTGTAGCTGAGGGTGCAACGTTCCCTGAAAGTACTGCAAAATTTGCTGAATACACTAAAAAACTTCAAAAGATTGGTGATACTTTGCCAGTTACAGAGGAATTTATGGAAGATGAGGTTTTAGCAAGTTCTGAACTTACTAAATTTGTTGGTATAAACGTAAACACTGTTATTGACACTAAAATTGCAGTAGGTGCTGGTGGAGCAAATGATATTGAAGGTCTTTATACTGCATCACCAACTTATACACCAGTTGCAAGTGCTATCACAGACGCAAATATTAAAGATTTGGTTCGTAAAATGAGAACTGCAATTGTGAAAACAAGAGGCTCAAAATATGCTCCTAATTTTGTTTCTGCTAATTCTGATACTATTGATAGATATTTCTTGAAAAAAGACGCAAACAATAACTATATGTTTGATTCTGAAACTGGGACTATTGCTGGATTAGCTATTGTTGAAGATAATAATTTAGCAGATAACACTTTAGTAGTTGGAGATGGAAGATACGGAACTATCTACGAAAAAGGTGGGGTTGTTCTATCTGAGGGTTATTCAGGTACTCAATTTGTTGGTGATATGAAAACTATCAAAGCAAGAGTTAGATTGTTATTCTTAATTAGAAATGTTGATAAAACTGGTTTCTTAAAGTGTACAAACATAACTACTGCTTTAGCAACTTTAGCAACTCCTTAATAATTTTATAATATGGCAAAATCAGATATAGAAGTCGAATTTACTGCCGATTTTGAAAACATTAAAAAAGGAGAAGTAAAAAATTTTAGTAAAGATATTTCAAACATTTTCATTAATGAATTAAAGATAGCTAAGCTAAAAGAAGTTAAAGAAGTAAAAACAAAAACGAAAAATAAATAAACAATGTATCTAATAAACGAGGCTAATTTCACAAGGGAGTTATCAATTCCAAATCTAACAAGTTCACAAAGTGGCAACGATAACGAACTTGGTTATTATGGTGACGAAAAGCCTCGTTTGTTATTACAAATGTGTTTAGGAAACGTTTTATTTTCTCAATTAGATAGTCAAGTTACTTTTGGAGTTTTAAATACGGATGCAGACCAAAAATGGAAAGATTTAGTTAATGGTGTTGAATATGATGGCAAAGTATGGAAAGGTTTAAACTATCAATCAGGTAGTTTTAAAATTTCATTATTAGCTTATTATACTTATTGGTTTTGGGTTAATGATAGTTATACAAGTAACTTTCAAATCCAAGCTAAAAATGCTGATAACATTAATCCTACTGCAACAATGGTTGATATTTGGAATAAGTTTTTAGAAATGTATCAAGGAACTAATAACTATTGCTTGCCAAGTGTGAGTTATTATAGATGTGCTACTTTTGTAGATTACTACGGTAATAACAATAGTAACTATGTTTCTTTGTTGCAGTTTCTAAAAGACAATCCAACAAACTATCCTGATCCACAACTATACACGTTTGAAAACTTAAGTAATTCTAATTCATTAGGACTATGATAATTGCAAACGCATTAAAAAGATTGTTTACTGGGGCGGTTGCAGATTGTACTTTTTTAGGTATTACACAACCAAATACTACTATTCAGTATTGGTATGGCGACCAAAAGGAGTTAATATCTTGGATTACACAACGTAAAAACCTAACTAATTATCCTTTAATATGGTATGTTATTAACGAATATACCGAGTTTCAAGGATGGTATGAAACAGATGCACGTTTAGTAATAATGCAAGATACACAACTACAAAGGTTAAACGATTGGCGTACACAAAACAGCTATGAGGGCGTATTAGAGCCAGTTTGGGATGTTGTGAAAGAGTTACTTACTACAAATCAACATTTAAATGTAATGGGTGATTTTGAAACAAGATTTAAACTAAGAACTATACCTAATTATGGTGTTGAGCCAAGCGAAAGTTTAAGCGGTTCAAATCCGAGAGGTGAACAAAGTCAATCCGTTGATTTAATTGATTGCTTAGCAGTTGATTTCAAATTGAGAATAAAAGCAAAATGTATAATTTAATAATTAAAAAACAATGATATTAATAAATCAAAAAGACTGCGATACTACACGAAAAAATTTAGGTGTTAGTGATTGCGAGATTAATAATGGTAGGATTACTGGCTTTATTGCGGTTGACCCTACTTGGTTTGTAGATACTTCAACAGATACCTTTGACACAACTACTGCAAATGAACTTATCCAAAATGGTACGTTTATTCCAGTATTAGGTAATGTTGAGGTTTTAGACAATACGCCTGAATCAGTTACGGAAGAGTATCAAGGTGGTATTATGGCAAAAGTTCGTGACGGACTTCCATTATTCGCTCAAAAGAATTTAAAAAGTTGGGCGTATGCAAGAGCGTTGTATTAAAGGAACTCTTTTCAAGGTTATAAAGTACTTTTAGTTTTGAA